ATGATGGTTAAAAATACAATGATGATGTTTCTCATTTGTAGATGTTTTCTTCTTTTTCGATGTAATAAGTGATTCCATAAACAATCATGGAAATCATTACCATTGCCAATCTTTGGTCTTGTGTCCATTTTAACGCGTTGTAATCGCCTAAAATGAATGAAATGCACACATACACCACCCATACAATTAAAATCGTTCTAATGGCTTGTTTCATTTGATTACCTCCATCGTTGGTTGTTTTGGATGAATCGGCTTGTAATGTTGATTACATATGGCGATTGTAACTGGGTGTTCCATGTCGATATCCCATTTTTGAATAATAAACTGAATGACATCCCTAATAACCACGCTTGGCTCTGGATCAGGATTGTTTTCCGCGATATTCATTAATGATATTAACAATTCTAATTCGCGTGTTAATTCATACGGGTTAACCCTTTTTTGATTAAATCCCGAATCGTATTGGGTTAGCGCATCAATTACGATTGTTGAAACTGGTTTGTTTTGTAAAAATGCAATTTGATGTAAATGTGCTTTTTGCCATTCCGTCATGCGTAAAGAAAATCTGCATGTTTTGTTTTTGTCCCAAGGTTTTTGATTTGTCATTTTACCGCTTTTAACATTATAGTGTCCTCATTTTGAAGGTACTGGGCGGGTTCGTAAACTTCCCCCGTTTGTTCGTTCAAGAAAATACCAAGGTTCATTTGTTTGTAGGCGTGTTGGTGGAGTTTTTCGCGTTCCTTTAACTCTGCCCGTAATTCCATCACTTGTGGAATGTGGTCGTAGTTATACCGACCCCCACCCGCCTTGCGTGTGATTTCGTAGCCGTGGTACACTTGCCCATGCCACTTACCCGCTTCGGTCAATGCAAGGGGTTTTACTTGGTCCTGAAAGTTCTTGATTGTATCCGCCAATTCCTTTAATTCAATGTGGAATTGTAGGGGGCAGTAATTGCCACCCCCTACTTCCAACATCGTGTCCGATAGTTGTTCAATCATTTTTTTCATACAAACCTAAATTTAACGATGTTCTTGTTTGCATTTTGAACCCTTACCACTTCAATCAATCCCGCCTGGTCATACATGCGGATCCAATTTCGCAGTTCGTAAACATTGTACTTTTTGCAAAGATTCAATAGTTCATCATCGTATCTGTAAATCCATTGGTTTCCGTAAAACCTTTGCAAATCATCCATGAAATCCCGTGTTGATTGGCGAACCCTCCAACCTCGGTTTTGTTTTGGTTTTTCATTTGGGAATAACTTACCCAAAATTTCCATCGCCTTTTTCAAGGTTTCCAAATCACTCGGTGTGAATTGGTTGAATAATTGTTGTTGTGTCATATCGTTATTTGTCATAATGGTTAAAATGGTAAATCATCGTGTGAAACTGGTTTTAATTGTGCCAGGGTGTCTTGACCATCTACCACGAATTTTTCAAACACTTGGGCGTAGGCAAGTATCTCGTGTAATTTGATGTCACCATTGATGACCAAATCACCTGCAACCTTCAATACACTCATACGGGTAATGCGTTTGTCCGTTTCGGGATCCTTTGCCTTTGGCGTGAACGACTGCGCACCTGGTTGTGCCATCACGGGTGCAATCTTGTAGTAAATGCGGTCTTTGAATTCCTTGGATGTGATGGTGTAATCGGTTTCCACACCCACTTTGAATTTGGTTTGATCCGCACTTTTGGATGCGTACTCACCCGAATCGCCATTGGCAAAGGTGATTTCAAATTTGTACAATGTGCCGTACTGGCCGTTGTAAGTTCCGTTGGCAGTTACATTGGTTACTGCGCTTCTTTTTTGTTGTTCCATACTATTTTGTTTTTTAATTGGTAGTTTAGTTTTGTGAGAATCTCAAATTGTTTTTCCATTGAAAGGCCGTTTCGTTTGAATTGGAATTTCCATGTGGTAACTGTTGCGTAGTTGGCGTGTAATAACTCCGCCAATTCTTTGTTGCTTTTGTTAAATACTTGTGTTAGTGCTTCGTGTGTTGTCATTTATGATGATGATTTGATGTGCTTGTCCGAGTGTGAACAACTGCCAATCCTCATGCCCTTCAAAGGTTATGGAATAAGTGCCGTTGTTTTGGTAGTGCTTTTCAATGATGTTGATGTTCTTGTATGTTCTGCGTTGTAAAATGGTTTCAACCGCATCCAATTCAAAAAGAGTTCTAAAATATAAAGTCATATAGTTCCCTCTATTGTCATACCAAAGTGAAACGCTTCGGTGTATGTCATTTGCCCTTCAATCTTCACTTCCCACAGTATCATGTGGTCATCGTGCATGAGTTTGGCATCCACACTCCATGGCTTTCTGTATTGGATGATGTAATCTTTCATCTTGTCCAATTGCTTTTGCGTAATCCAAAGTGTTTCTATCATTTTGCTTTGCCTTTATACATTCTGCGTTGAACCAACATTTGAGTGAACTCATTGAATTCGGGGATGTATTCATCCTTTTCAAACTGGTATGGGGTTGCTTCTTCGATTTGTTCAAAACGCTTGTTGTTGCGTTTGATGCAGTGCCATGAATAACCAATGGCAAATGCGATGGGTGTTCCGATGATTAAGTAAATGATATCCATGTTATTTGTCTTTTCAAAAATAGGTTAAAGTATTTGCAATTCCAAATTAAATGCGTTTTAATATAAAATCAAACGCTTCGTGTAAAGTGACTGTGCGGTAAATTTCAGCCATGCGAAAGGCGTGTTCGTAGGTTGGTGCATACCATGTTTTGGTGTACAATTCCTTTCCGCTTTCTGTGCGATAAACGCATTCGTAAATGTTAAGTGTCATTTCCATGATGCAAATATACATTTGATATTTGAAATTCCAAACACATACACAAATAAAAAAAGGGATTTTACCCCCTTTCTTTTGTGAATGGTTACTTTTCCTTTGTAAGTGACTTCAACATTTCAATCAAACGGGGGCAAGGATACACATCCGCCTTGTCCGCACGAACTGAATTGTGGGTGAATACACCTGATTCGTTCTTTAATGCCCGTTTGGTTACAACCCAAATATCCTCATTGTAGGTTAAATCAATGCCGTACTTTTCATTCCAAAGAATCAATAAGTCCTTCACGGATTGAATTTGTTCGTCTGTGTATTTGTGCCACAACTTATACCCTTTGTAGGCCGTTGACAATTCGGTTACTTCATCCGATGGTATTTCACCACCCACATAGTTGTAATACTTTGTGCCTTTTTTGGTGATTGGTCCCCAGTTGCAAACCTCAATGCCAATGGATGTTCTATCCAAAGGAAGGTAAGGGCAACCATGCCCCATGAAATGCTTTGTGCCTAACCCTAAATGGTACGCCCAATACTCACTGCCAAACCCTTGAACGATTGTGCCGTCTGTTGAGATGGCAACGCAAGTGGCAACCTTGTTGGCAACTTTTTCCCAATACGCAAAGGTTTGTTCACCGCTTCCATTTCCCGCGGTGTGGTGTAAATACACCTGGGTCTTTTTAACCGCTTCGCGATTGTATGCTCTGAATGGTACTTGTTTAATTTTCATCTTGTTTTTTACTTGCCCCAAAATAGAATGATACTACCATAGTCACGATGGATGTAACACCACCCGCAATGGTAAAATAAATGTCCTTTTGATCCGTTGGGAAATCCCAAAAGATAATTGAAAATAGAATGGCATAACTCAATGCCAAAATTAGGATGGCTACAATGCCCGTTACATTAGTTTTGAATCTGTCCATTATCCTTGACCCACACTGGGCTTTTTTGATTTGTGTTTATTGATGTGCTTGGTGTGTCTGCCCAACTTCTTCTTGGGCTTCACACGAAATGTCGTTGTGTTGGTTGCCTTTGCCATTACATCCCGTTTAGTTTTAGCATATTGTTCAAACTCAATGTGTCCATTTCCGCCAACGCCGTATCAACTCCCATGAACATCATGGTCTTTGCATACTTTTCCGCCTTGGCTTGTGCCTTGGCAACATCTGCTTTTAACGCTTCTTTTTCTGCAACCTTTGATTCAACCATCTCCGCGTTCATCGTTTGAGCCATTTTGGTGACTTCTCCCGCACTTTGAATGTTTTTTGATACCTTGTTAAGCAACGCGTCTATTTCGTCAATCTGCGGGCTTGGTTTGGCGTTGGCAATTGTGAACACATAACCAGTGATAAACAATGCACTAAATACGATTAAAAGATTTTTCATAGTTTTTTCATTGTTTGCATGATGCGTATTTCGGTCATCGTTGCCGCCAAACACGAATCGGACTTTTTGAGGGCGTATGTGAGTTTGTCAATCTTAATATCCAACGCTTCTATCTTTTGGTTTGCCTTTTCAATTTGTTCTTTATAGCCCGAACGAAGGTCAAAGTAAAGATAAGAAACGGCCAAAAGCATACAAAAAGCAACGGCAGCAATTGGGTTTTTGCGAAATTGGTCAAACGACACGGGCAACGCATTGGGTTTAACTTTTGGTGTTGTCATCTTATGCTACTGGCGGAAATGGTGGTGATGGTGCTGGTATGTATTCGGCTTCGGGTAAATCTAAAACCCAAGCGTATTCAGTGATGGCAACTTCGGGCTTGTCTTGGTCTGACAAAAACAAAAACCAAGTGCCGTCAATATCTTGTACGCAATTAAAAAACTCATAGGGCGTATAAAACTGCCCTTGAATCTGCTCGTATTGTTCGGGGGTGAGTGTGTAACCTATCATTATATGCTTATTAAAGGTAATTTACTCCAATGAGTGACATCTTGAATTAATGTCCCATTTTCAGTCAGCCAAAAAAACTTGCCTTTTTCTTGAAATTCCATTCCATCTTCAAGGTCGTTCATTTTACAAACATGCCAATTTGGAAGCCCGTATTGTTTTTGGTCTATTCCGTAAACCAATACATATTGGTCATATTGTGGTAAATCTAAATTGGTTTTTATTTTAATTAATTTATTTGTCATACAAAATATATAATTATACTTGACGGCTTAAAGTTGTTTGAAACGCTTGTACTGCGGTGTAAAAGTTGGATGCTTGGGTGTCGTCTAAGCCGTCACCGATGGATGCAAAAGCGCATTGATGAGGTGCAGGCAATCCTACAACGCCATTGTTGTTTGCAGCACCAATCCAATAATTAAGATTTGGCATTGCAAATGTATTTGATATTGTATTAGTTGCCAATAACGAGGAATTTTGATATAGTTTTTGACTTGTGCTAGAAGTGTGTGCGCCAATATGAAGCCCTAAAGTATTTGTAATGTTTGTATACGCTGCGTAAGCTGGATAACTACCAGACAAAAATACTTTGTTACTAACCGCATTAAAATAAACTCCCAAATCTGAGATTGCTGGTGATATTTCCCCACCGATATTCCAATAATTACCAGAACTGTTTTGAGTTCTTGAATAAAAAGAAATGTGATGATTTGAACGAGTTAAATTTGAATTTGCATTTAACCCCGTATTCATATACGCACTTGTTCCGTTTGGCGTTACACCCGTACTCGCAAAAGTCCAACCACTTGTAAAACTACCCGTAAAACTTGCACTTTTTAAGTTTTGCGCACAGGCTGCCGCACTTGCCCCAACCATTGGATAAATGGCTTTCATCGCAGACCAAATCCCCGCACTTTTCAAATCTGCAACCAAAGTTTTTGTGGCGTTTTGTTCGGTTGTGGAAAGTGAACCACCCGCAGCAATTACACGATTGTAATACGCTAACCAATCAGGGTCAACGCTTACAATCTGTGATGCTATTATTCCGTTTGTTGCAAGTATCATTATGCTATATCTCCAAATAAATATGCTTCTGTTCCCGAAATAAATACCAAAGTTGCACCGCTATATTGAGCGTTCAATTTCAACTTTGCACCATTGCTTCGGATTGTCATCCCACTACCCGCCACAACCGTTGTTTGACCCGCACCATATTGCGCCAACAAGATTTGTGTACCCGCTGAAAAAGTTGATGCGGGAACGGTTAGGTTGTTTGCACTTGCAACATTCATTTCAACCAATTTATCGGCATCAGATGCAACCAATGTATAGGATGCCGTTTGTCTGTTTGCCGTTACAAGTTTATTGGTTTTAGAATCAATCTGTGTTTGTGCATTGCTTGTAAGCGAATTGATGTATTGGAATTCAGTGCTTGTAACCGACCCGTCGGCAATGGCAGTTGCATCAATTCCCGTTGCGGGTGCTACGCTGATATTTCCACTACCCAACAAACTTGTTGAATTGATGGTCTTAATGTTGGCTGCAGATACCAAAACATCTTGCTTACCTGTAAACTGCGTTTGGATATTGTCGGTCAACCCGTTTAAATAATCAAATTCCGCATTACTGATTACTCCCGTGCTAATTTTGGAAGCATCAATCCCACTTGGAATATCACTTGCCGATAAGTCCGAACCCGCAGTTACCAAACCTTTGGAATCGTATGTAATTTTGGTTTTTGTAGATGCCGTAATCGCGGCGTTTTCATCAACCTTGCCATCCAACGCGGTTTGCAAATCGGTTTGATTTGACAAAGTACCCGTGATGGATCCCCATGTGGTACTTCCACCACCACCACTATATTGTGGGATGTTCAAAGTTGACCCAATCAAAGTTGCCGCGCCACTCGTTCCCGTTGTGGTTAATGACAAAGTTGATTGCTTTGTGTTAAGTTGTGTTTGTATAGCACTTGTAACACCATTTAAATACCCATATTCAGTATCATCCACAGTACCCGAACCAATATCGGATGCAGACAAAACAACTGTGCCAGTTTTACCCGCCACGCTTTGTACTGGGGATTGTGCTTTGATTTGGGCGATGTTGATTTTCTTCGTGGTGTCATCGCTAATGTCTACAATTGGTAAAACATCATCATTTGCGATGTTTACGATTGCGGAAAGGTCGGTTATTTTTTTATCAGCCATTATTGTGTAATTACGATTTTGCCCAAATCTTGTTGCAAGATAAATGAATCATCTTGTTGTTGCAAATATCCTTGATTTGGTATTATTTGTGTTGTTATTATTATTTTGCCTAAATCTTGTTGTAATATGTATGACCCGTCTTGTTGTAACAAGAAACCAGTATCAGTTGGAATCGGTGGTTCGGGTGTTCTTGTGATATTCCCAATCCCTTGCGCCCATAAAGTACCATCACAACACTTGCGTGAATACTTCAATGTATCCTTGCATAAACAACTCCGCGTTCCACCACCTTGCGGGGATGACCTCGATGGGGTTTTCCACCCGTTTTGTGTGTTGTTCGGATTATTTGGGTTGTTCCAATTGCTCATTTTCTTATCAATGCAAAAAGTAAAAGTAAAAATAACACCGATCCAATCGCTACACCAATTTTTTGTGGTACACTGATGCGTTCCCTATACTGAACTTGTGGTGGTAATTGAATGGTCTTGGTGTAACGGATGGTATCTGCCTTTACAATTGTATGAACTCTTATCACATTGTGATTTCTGTAAACAATCGTTTTAACGCCATCCTTTTCAATTGTGAGGGTATCAATCGTTTTTGTTGTAAAAGTGTCTGTAATGGTCACAGAATCACGCACAAACACGGTATCAATGCCATACACACTTATTTGTGCCATGGCGGGGTTCTTTTTGATGGCTTGTTCTAAATGCCACTGCGCAGAACACCCCGTCAACAAAATGATAAGTGTTAATAATTTACCACCTTTGACAAACAAATCACACTTCACCTTATTGATGGTTTTCAACTGCGTCATGTAATTGGTCAATTTCTTGACCTTTTCATCCTTTGGCTTGTATGTCTTTTTTACAGATTCCATGAAACATAGTTTGACGGATTTGTATTTGGGTATTCACCCGCTTGTTGGTCCTCGGTGTACTGGCTAAATAATTGTGGGTAGTAACTCAAATAATCCACAACCCGTCTACGATAAGTTTCCGCAATGTTTCTTTGGCGTTGAACCAATGTATCAATTTCACTTTTGTCTGGCAATGTGGTGTTTTCGGGTGAGTTCCTCAAAATACCCGCATTGCTAACCTCATAACCATGAAACAACAACAAATCGGCCATGGCGTAATGAATCAACATCGGTTGAACATAGTGCGAAACCAAAGTTTGGTAGTTGCCCGTCAATGTCCCGTTTTCCACCTGGGTTAAAATGTACCGATACAACTTCGTTCCCAAAAGTTCTTGAACTTGTATGTCTTGACTGATTTTAACAAAGGGATAGATTTTGTCCACATCCACATTCCCCCCAAGTTGGGTGTACTTGAAGATTAGTTCTTTGTCAACCAGTAATATGTCATCGTTTGCGTACATCTTATTTGTTTTTTAATGATCCTTTGTTTGGCATATCAATGGGGCGTGTTTTGGCGGTATTCCACCCACTTGGTGAGAATGGCACACCCGCATTGTCTGCGCTTTTGTTTGATACTTCGTTGTAATTATCTAAATCCCTACTTTCGCCCGTTTCGTTTGGTTGCTTTGGCAAAAACTTTCCTTTGACTTGTTTGCGTCTAAATGTCAATCGTTCCCATCTGTGGTGACAATTTACACCGCCTTTGTACTTCCAAATTGAATAGGAACTTTTCCCGCTTGGGGCGAATTGTCCGTTCACACCCGCATCACCCATTTGGATGATATCTTCCCTACGGAATATCACTCCGCTTTTGGCTTCTTGAACCATTGTAGAGCAAAACTCCCTTGATTTGTTGGATACGAAATCAGGACCATAACGGTATCGGATTTTGTACACCCCTTTATCGTCATCACTTTTTTTATTGGGGTTGTCATACGCCAAGTTAAATCTTAGTTCTTCATCCGCGTCTGTAACCTCTTGAACATCAATAAGTTCCCATTCATCGGTGTTAATTCTTTCCCCCTTGTCTTTCAAATGTTCTATCCAAGATTTTTCGTCTTGGATGGTCATGTCCGCTAAATCAATCTTTTTTTTTTGACTTGCCAACGATACACCCGTTTCTTCCTCGCGGGTTTCATCATCAATGACATTGCCACTTAAATCGGTGAATTCCAAAGGTTGTAAGGTCTTGAAATAAAGATTCAAATTAAACCCGTTAAAGTTTAACACCTTGGTGACTGCATCAATTATCAATCGTTGGAAAGGACGGATAACAACATTATCAAACAAGATAGATGCTGATTTCAATTCGTCCGCGTTACTACCAAATCCCGTGTTGTCCTTAATACCCAAAAGTAATGGCGAAACGATACGATGCGCCACCATGATTTTCTGCATGGATTCTTGGGAAAGGAACTGATATTGGTTGTGGGCATCGCTCAATTGAACGGGGGTAATATCCGCAGCCGATTCCTTGCCATCGTTCCAACTAATAATAAACCTTCCCGCGTTTGAGGATCCGCCAAACTTTTGTTTTATTTGGGCTTCCACAGTGTCTTTAACCTCTGCGGGTGGTTGCCCGTTATTGAAGTTAATCAACATTGATGGGGCTAACCCATTCATGATGTTGTTAATATGAAAATTGGAAATTTCCGCTTCCAAGTTGGCATATTGCGTACCGCCTTGGTAATCCACTGGTGCGAAGTAAAACGAACCCGTTGAATATGGTTTGATTGTAAGGATACATTCGTTTGCACTTTGGTCATAACCGAACGCCCTAAATTCAATTGGCGTGTGGTTACGCTTCATGTTAGCCCAATCGGGGCAATAATAGTATTTCTCAATTTCACCCTTTTCGTTGCACTTGGCGGGGCGAAGGGTTTGTTGTGGAAAGTGTTTGGCTTGGACATACTTTTTTCTGTCCTTTGATTTTACCAATTGGAACGATGCTTGCCCCAACATCTTCAAATCCATTGCAACGGCACGAAGGTCATCCGCACTAAACAACTTTTTGAATTCAATGTAACCTGGCAAATCCCTTGATGCCCTTGTAACCTCCAACCCCTTACCAAAGATTTGGTCAACAGTGCCTTTGATACACGCATTGTTGGTGGGTGATGAATGGTATAGGTCAATCAGATATTGGTAGTAATTATTATCATCACCATATTGCACCCAATCTTTGTTCTTTTGCTCAATGATGGATGGTGCGGTGTATGATTGTAATTGTATAAATTCTAAACTCATAGTGTTTTCCAATTAGGTGTACCAGGGGCAGTCGTTGTGAACTGCTTCCAAGTGTTGTAAATGTTTGTTGTTCCCGTAATCCAATATCCCAAAACCTCCCAAATCAACACATTCCCATTGTACACACGAAACAATAATTCATCCGTGTTCTTTGCCACTGCGTTAATTGGCGTTAGAGCGGGTAAATTCATTGTGATGAAGGAATATGACTTCACACACGCAGTCGTGGTGGAAACCATCGTTTTTGTGGGTTTATGCCATACCTCAATGGTTGCCGTTGACACACCTTCAAAATCCACGAACGATGTGAATGTAACTGATGTGGATGTGTTATTGATGTGCATA